TCTGGACTATGTTGTCGTAGAGATTGTTGGCTACCGTCTCGCGCCTGGTCCCACCAGTTAGTGAATTAATCGGAGTATCCCCGATCAGAATAAGCGCATTGCTAATTAAGTCGATCTTACTCGCCATAACTCACCTAGAAATAGAATGGCCCCCGAAGGGGCCGTGGAACTTAGCTGTCGCCGAGTGCAGTCCCGGAAGCGCAGTCGATTGCAGTGCCATTGTTGCTCTTCACAAAAGTGATAGTAACAGCAGCTGCATCGGAGTCGCTTACGAAAATGATGTCGTTGACTTCAAGCTCGTTGATTGCTGGCAGGAAGTAATTCGCACCAGTCACAGTGGCGATTGAATCAGGTGACGCGTATGCGTAAACCTTCTGTGAGTCGCCCATTCCGCCAATGCGGGATAGCTTTGTGTAATCAAATGCCATGACTTAGCTTCTCCTTACGCAGTCTTGTCGTATTGAACTTTAACGAGACCACCCTCGTCACGTACAACAGAGCCAGCCTTCAACATACCGTTTGAAAGCCAAGCTGTACGCTCGGGAATCCAGTTAATCTCGGTCTTCATGTCGATGCCGATAGCAAGGCCAACAGCAGGACGCTGGAAGAACCAAGAGTCAACAACATTCGCTGCTTCAGTCAAACCACCCTCAGTACGAGTCTCCAGTACAACAAATTGGAAACCTACGAGAGTGTTGATCTCACCAGACACAAGAGCCTTGATGTTCTGGTAGTCAGAGTTAGTTGCTTTCTCATCGTTCAACAATCCGCCCAAACCGCCTGCTTCGATAACAGCAAACAACTCAGAAGATGGAACACCTTGATCACGAAGCTCAACCTGGGCATCGATGACCTTAGCCATTGACAAGTTGGTGCCACCCGCAGCGACTGTAGTAGTCAGCGGAGTAGATGCATCCATCGCGTCAATAACGAGCTGGTCACAACGACGGCCAAGAGCGCCAGCGATAGTGTTCGCAAGCTCTTGCTTCTCGTCAAAGTTTACTTCCTGCTGGTCAAAGATGTCGGTGTACTCAGGAGCGTTCCAGTTTGCGAGAGTCGCATTCTTGAACTCATGAGTAACGTCCATTGGAGTGACGAGGTCAGAAGTAGATTTTTGGTTAGCCAAGCCCTTACCCATACGGCGGAACTTGTAGATGTCGCCCACAACATTATTGCGGACAGTGACAGCTGGCTTAAGCATTCCCATACCCTGGTATGCCTGTTTCACCATGCTGTCAAACTCTTGTACGGCAACTGCCGAAAGATTCTTTGACATGGTTCAGTCTCCTCGTTGTCAAAGTTGATAACAATGATTAAGAGGTTTTCTGACTGAGTACCCGGTAGCCGGTCAGTCTTTCAACCTAAAACTACCGGGCCTTAAAAAAGGGGTATCCGATCTCGCGATGATACCACTAATTGTTTAGGTTAGCCAAACGTCTGTGTGTAAGGTTTGTCACCGCCAAACTCTTTCATCATGCGCTGGATCTTACGCTCATGATTCATGTCGACAGAGCGCAGCAAATTACCGTTCTCATCCTTCTTAAACATCTCAGCTTCGATGTCTGCCCACTCGACACCACCAGGCTCGACATAGCCATCGATCGGTAACTGTGCAGGGCGCATTGACTTAGAAAAGTCTTCGATAAACTCAATCATTATCGCGCTAGTAACAACATCTCGGTACTTTTCATACAGCTCTGGCTCCAAGTTGTTCCGCATGATCTGCTCGACAGTAGTAATACGCTCATTTGCGTTTGGTCCCAGCTTCCCTATCTCTTCTTCAACCGATACTTGCTCGATTGCTTCCTCTTGTGCGGTCAGCAGCTCCCATGCCTGGTGCAAAGCGTTCTGGTTCATGTTGTTGGCGGTGCCAAACTCAACCAGCTCTGCCCATAATGCATCGTCAGACTCGACACCGTCGTATAGCTGGTAGCCATCCTTGGGTGCGCCGTTAAAGCCACCGAACTTTTTCTCTAGCTCAGTGTATGCGCGCGCCTGTTCAGCGACTGACTTGTATTTATCAGCCTTGTACCACTCAGGCGTCTCGCCAATGCCTTTAATATTGTCAGATAAGAAGTATTCACCCTCTGCTAATGTAGGTTCTGCCTCACCGACTAGCGATGTCAGGGTATCGTTTGTTTCTACGGCCTGGTCTTCCATGATTTATCTCCAAGGATATTGAATAATCGCCCGCTTAGGGCTTAGGGGTTGATGCCTGAGACGTATGTCTTCAAGCCTTCGCTTGCCATTCAGCAGTGCAATGTCGTTGACATCGATCCAATCGACGTGTTGCCCGGCCTTGTAGCATCGAAATGCGCGAAACTTGTGCAGGTATTGGAACTGATCGAACTGATATTGGTCAGCCAGGTTACCTAGCCACGCCATATCAAAGCCGATTGCCTTCAGATGGTCCGTTTCCTCGCACACAACTTCGTATTTGGGTTTGACTTTACGCTTGGGTTTCTTGACTTCTTCTTCGCTCATAGCTTCTCCGCGTTTTGGATGTAGTGAATGATCAATCGAATGACACCAGCCTCGCCATTGTGGTAGGCGGCCTCATATTCGACGTTGTTACTTTCCAATGCGGTAGCGTTTTCGAGCAGGAATCGACGAGTCAGGTCTTCCAGAACCTTCTGTCCGTCATCAGTGTTGAAACACCGAGCGTATGCTTTGCATAACTCGGCCTGTCTCTCCCTGGCTGCTTCCTGCTGCTCACGCGCCTTCGGGTTCTCACCCTCAATCGTGTCCCAGCTCATAGCTTTCCTTTGGTTTTACGTTGTTATTCCGGCCTCAGCGGCCATTGTTTCTGGGTCAACCCCAGCTTCTACGGCTGATGCCTGAGCACCGGCCATGATTACTTGCTGTTTCTCCATATCGGAGCGCACTAGCTCTGCTGGCATGCCTGTTTTCGTAGCCGCCCAGGTTCCGAAGTCTTCAGTCTTGTACGCCATCTGCACTTGCTCGGGACCAGCCGTGTTTAATACAAACTGTACGGATTGCTGAACAGCTAACAAGTCTTCACCGTCTTGTGCCCGCGCCAATGGAGAGGTGAACTTGACCTTAACGTCACGGCCTTCCAGCTCGATGGGAACAATCAACCCACGTCGCGTCAGAATTGCCACCACGCGCTTTAAGACAGGGATAAGTACCTCGGTCTGGAGTCGACCAAATGCCGACCCGATCCGTTTGGCAAGCTCTCGCTGCTCGATAGCAACCTCAGTAGCAGTGCGCACAGGACCAGTTGGATCACGAAGATCAGAAAACAGCGCCAACTTAATAGCAAGCTGTAGTTCATTGATCTCAAACTGTGCCAGTGCAAGGTTAGCCCCCGTGTCTAAGCGCTGGATTGATGGGTTGTTTGTGTTGTTTGAGCCAACGGGGATGACAACGCCTGGTGCGATGGTCATGTTGTAGGGATTGGTCACCCCATCGTCGGTCGCAGTATACATTCCAGCGACATCAAGCGCTGTTTTTTGCAGTACAAATTCTTTGACTTTGTTTAATGAGCGCACATCGGGCAGACATTGCATTGCAGGACCGCGACCACGCACTTCACCAGAGACTTTCGTGTAACGACCGGTCACCCAGGGAGATGTCTCTCCAAAATCCTCTTCCCACGAGATGCGGTTCTCATTTTGCACCCATAGAACGCCGTAATACTTCCTGGTCTTAGGGTCAAACAGGACACCTTCGCTTACACCTACCTCAGCATCGGGAGAGTTTTCGATCATGTTCTTGATCTTCTCCGATGCTTTGAAGCCTCGCCACATGCGCTCGAGCAATCGCGCCTTAACCTGGAAGCGCCGCCAGTGTGATTCGACTGTGCCGTATGGACCTTCCTCGAATGCGATGCCTTTTTGTGGAATAGCCCGGAAGCAAAGCGGGTTCGTGTCGTCATCAGTCTCTTCGATCTTCATCGTGCCGGTGCCGATCAGGATATCCAAGGCGCACTCATAGAATTGCGTATGGAAGTTGGATCGGTTGATGTAATCAAAGACCAAGTCGCATTGCTCATCCAGGTTGGCGCGGATGTCCTCTTCAGATACGCCAAACTCACCCGTCTCCAGCAGCTTTAGGATGTCATCAGTAGGCTGAAACGTAGCCCAGCGTGACCAGATCGGAGCAATGTTCTCTTGCAGCTTGCTCGCACCTTGCTGAATAGCGAGCAATGAAGTCGCATCGAATATACGATCCATCTTCTTTTGACCGGTGTTCTCGGTGTTGAACAGGTTACGCTGCGGTAAGAAATACTCGTACGCATCTGTCAGCTGATCATGCCATTGGGTCTCGTACTTGAACGCTTTTGCTTCGCGATCTTTGAGGCCCTTGATGTTACCAAGCTGGGGAGGGAGTGCCATAGGATTGCCTATCGTAGTTGTGGCATAGAGCCGTTATATGGACCTGATCGTGAGCCTCTACCACCACGAGGTGCAACACGTCCAGCACCACCGCCAGCGCCTAGCATGGTACGAGCTGTAGCTGCAGCACGACCGCCGGTAGCAGCCTCTCTAGCAGTGCGGGGTACGCCACCTAGCAGTGACCGGGTGCCGAGCTGACCGCGCGCCAGGGCACGTTGACGCTCCTCTTGCTCCTCGATTTCTTTGTCTAGCGCCATTGATTGGCGACGTTCAACAGCGAGCTGCTGTGCTGTAGGCTTAGGTTTCTTTGGTGATTTCATGAGTTTTTCAACCTCGTCGATGGTGTAAAGGGTTGTCCATTACGGGTAAATTTTTCTCCATCGTAGCTCAGTATCGATGGACGCTTGCGTCCCTGCTCTCTTTCATAACGCTCTTGCTTTTTAGCTGTGCGCTCGAGACCAGCTGATTTGCGGAAACTTTTACCCTGCAACAAACCCAATTGGCCCTTCATCATTTTATCTAGCGAAAACTTACCCGACATTCTGCTTCTCCAAATACCGATACAGTTGATACGGTGTCCAAATGAACGGCTTGTTGATTCCTAGTATCTGTTTCGTATACCCGACGCAGGTGTTCAGCATAAACAATCCACGCTTAGGTTTTCGTACTTTAGACTTTACCAGAATATCGTTCTCGACTACATCGTAAATGTTTTCGACAAACATCAGCTCAATGCCGTCTGTAGACTTACCAAACGCAAGCCATTCACCTCGGTGCGGCATGACCACATAACAGTGCTTGATCGTGGGGTGCAACATCCAGCTCCACCAGTGCGGACCATCGTCCATACAGAATGCCACGTATACATCATCCCCATACATTGAATGCCATCTCTGCGCGTCGTGGTTTACGCTCAATGTAACCTGTCCTGACAGCCTGGCGTCCCTCACCTTCGCCCTGCAGCGCGTACTCGAGTGCCTCAACCGGGTGCGAGTATTCGTTCTTGTCAGGTTCATCAGTGTACTTGTCACCCGATACCTGTATGCGCCGGTAACAGAACCCACCTTGCAACCCTTTGCGGATCATCCTTGCCTTCGGGCTGATTAG